AAGGCATGTGTGGAGTTCGCTGAGGGTGAGACCCCATGGGATAAGTTCGTGCGGTGCATGACTGATGGGGTTGTCGGTCGCTTCATCGGTGAGACTGGCGACGGCGTGCGTTGGGATGACCCCAGCATCTGTGCATCTGAGATGAACGAAATGATGGCAGAGTTGTGATCACTTAGCAGACACACAGTTAGTGACACTGGGGGCAGTTAATTTGCCCCCCTTAAGTATACCCAAGCGAGCCAAGCGAAAAATCGATGACTCCCCTAACCTACAAAAGTATCCAGACGACCGATAAATATTTTTGAAAATGGTTTTTTGAAAACCTCGAAATCTAAAAAATTTTCCCAGCAAAAAAATCATGGAAAACCCTTTCGGGAACTACGACGACATATTAGCAAACTTCGACGCATTTTGTGATGGATTTGAAAAACAAGCAGCAGAGCGATTCCTCAGAGGAGACAAAGAGCAACCAGTCCTTGGAAAGTACGCCGCTCAAAGTAGAGGAGATACTCCTAGTGCTGTCCGCGAAATTAGCGAGTTTGGAGGAGAGACTCCTACAGCTGGAGAATCCACAATTGATGTACAAGCGTCCGACAGCGACGGAGAGGGAGACGTTAGCACAGACACTTGACTATCTACATAATAATGTTGAGGGGATCAAGAAAGATCTTCTAAAGGTAGCAAAAGCAGTCTGATGGCAGTACCCTTCATAAACTTCTTAGCGCCATCGATGGGTGGCATAGGTCCAATCGAACTTAGTGATATCACATGGTTAAATGAGTTATCACAGTCAAATGGAGTACCTTTTTATGCTGGGAGGTTTTATCCGAAGGACAATCAAGCGATTATCGATGGATTGCAACTAGGTTTGATTAGTCAGTCGCCCCCGTGGTTAACATGGGAGGAGATCCAACCTACTCAGATTTGGATGATTCCATTATTTGAGGATGAACGGATTGTCACTATGAATGTGACGATCGAGAGAATCGATATCAAACCAAGATCTACGACTGATTATGATGGGATGGATGCTCAGACGGCATTTGAGCTAGCGAACTGGGAACCTCCGTTATATGGGGGAGACGTGTTGGAGAAAGCACACGGTCAAGTAAATCTTTTACCATCTTTCAACGGTAGTTTGGATCCTGGTATTACCATTTTACAGAATTTGAATTTCATTCCACCAGGGCTTTCCCTAGGTTATTTGGGTATTGCATCACTATCAGGACGCTGCACCGAGTGGGGATTCTATGATCAGGAGATGACCATTGTGAATGGTACGAAGTATGGTCAACCACAATGGGGATATGGAGGTGCTGAGGAGTTAGGGTACGATTACTCCGAGGTTATTAAATTAAGACCTGATGGAGCCTGGATATACCGCGACGCCGAGATTGGTAATGATGGGTCAATTCCTGAGTTCAGTACGTCTACATGGGACCAGTATATCAATAACAGTTACTTAGACACCGCCATACAGGACTATACGGACGCACAGAGCATCGGAAATGATTATTATGATGCATCTACCAAGATTGAAGGAGATGGCGTTACAGGCAATCCTAGGGCGGGTCTGATACAGGACATCAAACAGTCAGAAATGGATACTGTTGTCTATACGATCAAGGTTGCTTGTACAACTGTTATAGTACCTGATGCTATTACAGGACCTGATAAGGCAACTATCGATGATCTATTATCAGGTGCGCTTGAGACTCTTGGTAGTAACTTATCAAACAATATTTGGTATTTCTATTTGCCTGTAAGATACAATGGAGATATCCCCGCCCAACGGTACGCCGAATACTTCAGGAAGGCAGGAATAAATAGAGTGACGACCGATATATCGTTGTAATATGGCAATGCCTATTATGAGGAGAGGTGTGGGTCCCTATGGAAACCATGACATCCACCCGATCCCAATTCCAGTATTGACACCACCGAGTCCCGTGCATCCAGAAGGTGCAGGGTATTCATCTAATGTGTATATCAATGGTCTGCCTGCAATGAGTACAGGCAATATGTGTATTCCGCACACAATTCCCATTTTTCCACCACCACCTCCGCATCCTGACATGCTTTTGACAGGTCACGCGACAGTAAGGATCAATGGAGGCGCTGCTGCGACCATTGGATCCGCAACAAACTTTGGCGCACCTGTAATTGGATCCGCAAGTATAACCGTTTTTATGGGCGACGCGCCACTTGTCCCCCACACAGGTTTGTGATATAATATTCGAGTCAATCAATTTCAAACTATGGCACGAAGCAAAGTTGGTCTCAGCGGCGGTAAGATGATTGAGTCCACCCCGAAGAAATCTCGTCAGGGTTCTGGACAGCACACCAAGTTGTCTGCTACTAGTCGTAATAAGGCAAAGAAGCGTTATCGCGGTCAGGGACGATAAATATTTCAGAGATAGCAACCTCTTTAAAAGTTCTGGAAACAGACTTTTAGGAGGTTTTTTTCATGGACAAAAGAGTAGACAAAGGCGAAGACTTTAGGGAGTCAGGAATGACTCTGATTACAGAAGTTGACAGCGAACGTCACTTGAGGAGAGCAAGGAAGATGAAAGATGTTAAAGAAGGAGAAATCTTTGACAACCAAGAAGAGTGGGCAGACGGATTCTGTGGTAAGTGATAAATAAAACGTAGTCATATTGTATCTCCATGCCTGCGTTTCAGACGTTCAAGGACTTGAGCGTTACTTTCAAGAAACACCCTGTCAGCGATGATTTAGTCGTTGTCAAGGATAAGGCTGCCATCGTTCAATCTATTCGTAATCTCCTCCTTACAAATAAGGGGGAGAGACCTTTTCAACCTCAGTTGGGGTCTGACATCTACAGGTTGTTATTTGAACCTCTAGATTTTGGTACTGCTGCTCTGATCAGAGAGGCAGTCACAGAAACCATTACAAATTATGAACCCCGTGTAATTGTAAACACAGTTATCGTTACTCCAGATTTTGACAGCAACGGATTTGAGGTAGAACTATCCTACTTGATCGTTGGTAGAGAGGATGTACCAGTGAATGTTGATTTCTTCCTAGAGAGCACACGATAAATGCCATATACACAGGTAGCAAACTTAGATTTTAATGATATCAAAGCAGCCCTCAAGGATTATCTGAGGACTAGTTCTGATTTCAGCGACTATGACTTTGAAGGTTCTGCTCTATCAAACCTCATTGATGTGTTGGCATATAACACATACTACACGGCATTCAATGCCAATATGACGGTCAATGAGATGTTCATTGACTCTGCTAACCTCAGAGACAATGTAGTATCTCTTGCGAAGCAACTAGGATATCGTCCAAAGTCAAGGACATCACCAAAAGCGTATGTAAATCTTGCCGTTACATATTCTCTTCCTACTACAGACACAAGTTTAACACTAAAGGCAGGAACAGGTTTTGTCTCCTCGTTTGATAACACACTGTATCAGTATGCAGTAACGAGAGACGTTCTAGGTCAGGTCGTCAATGGCGTCGTAAATTTTGACGGACTAGAACTTAGAGAAGGTGCTATGTTGACTAACACATACACTTTCAATGCAGCATTGACTAGTCAGCGTTTTATCCTTGATAACGCTGGTATCGATACATCTACAATTCAAGTCAAGGTTTATCCATCAACAACGTCTACAATATTTGAAGAGTATACGTTGTCTGAAAATATTTTAGAAGCGAAACCATCATCTACAATTTTCTTCTTAGAAGAGATCTCTGAGCAGAGATATGAAGTTCTATTTGGTGATGGTGTCCTAGGCAGAAAACTAGAGAACGGTGAGAAGATTGAAATTTCGTATCTAGTTACTGCTGGTGCAGACTCCAATGGAGCAAGAACATTTACGTTCTCTGGAACCCTCGTAAACCAGTCTGGAAACAACCCAGCAACTGTTGGCACTTCTGTGTCCACTGTGACCGCTGCAGCAGGCGGTGCAGGCGTTGAGAGCGTTGATAAGATCAAGTTTACCGCTCCTAAGATGTTCGCCGCACAGGACCGTGCAGTGACCGCTGGTGACTATGGTGCAATTGTTCGCAATCTGTACCCAGCAGTTGGTGACATCATTGTATTTGGTGGTGAGGAGCAAGACCCTCCTGCCTATGGTAAGGTCTTTATTGCTGTCAAACCAACAGATGCAGCAAAACTAACTTCTGTTACCAAGGAAGAGATCAGAAGCAAACTAAAGGATTACAGAGTTGCTGCTATTGTTCCTGAGTTGATTGATCCATCTATTCTGTATGTTGAACTAAACAGCAGAATTTATTACAATCAAGGTAAGACTGAGTTGACCAAGACTCAGATTAGAGACAATGCTATCTCACAATTACAGTCTTACATCGAGACTTCTGATACTGAAAAGTTCAACGGTAAATTTAGATACAGTAAAGCAGTTGCTGTTATCGATAACTCTGATGTGTCTATCAATTCTAACCTCACATCTGTTACGATGAGGAAGGATTTTTACGCACAGATTAACTCCACGTCATATTATGAGATTTGTTACCAAAATGCCTTCCTGGATGATGACGACCCTGTAGTGTCTTCAACGGGTTTCGTTGTTACCGAATATCCCAATTTCACTGTCTATGTTGAGGATAGGGGTGGCAAAATCGTCCTATATAGACTAGATGGAATCACTGGCGAAAAAGTCCTCTTGGACGATAATGT